GTTCTTTTTTTGCTTCGGCGGCTTCTGCATCAGCTGCACGTTTGTCCTCAGCTTGTTGTTTAAAACTTGTTGTTAAAAATGTATCTTGTTTTGCAAAACCAATGTACATAGCACTCATTGAAATGCTTACTTTGCATTGCATTGGCACCATGTTTGTATTAAACTTTAAAAAAGCAACACTTGTTCCGGTAATAAAACCGTCTACCATAAATAAAGAAGAAAACATAATACGAACTGGATTTGGCATTAAAAATGCAGCGTTACCGTAGTTTACTTCTAATGTTTTTTTGATCTCTTCGTCATCATATACGTACTCGACAGCCGGAGAACCAGCAGATGCTCCTGAAGCTTCTGCAGTTTCATAAGCTTTTTTAGCTGCTGCAGTTTGGAATTCAAGCATTTCTTTTGAAAACCCTTGACCAATTACTGCATAAAAAACTCTTAAGTCTGCCAAAACCCCAATGTCATAAACGTCATTTTCATTATTTGAACCATTTATATTTGTAGCTACATTGTAATCACCATACTCACCAGATTTAGCTTTACCTGAAGACAATTCCATTGATCGGTCAAAAACCAAATCAAATGAAAAACTTGTTTCAGCACCAAGTGGTTGAGTGAGTTGTGCTGGGTCTTGAAGTATTGCGTGATAGACATCTTGGCGCATTGACACATCTTGACGAATTTCCTGCGGGTTAAATTGAAATTTACATTTGCTTACAGGAAAATTTTTACCTAAAGCAGGTTGGTCTAAGTTTCGAATGTACCCGCGATGTAGTTTGTAACTATCTTTTACTTTGTCAAGTGCAGCTTGAGCTTCTAAAAACCTAATACTTCTAGTAGGGTAAGTAAAAGATGGGTTTGTAATTCCACTACCAATTGGGTATTGGTCAACAAACCCAAACATTCCATCTTCACGGTAACCCATTAGTTACTCCTTAACATCTCAAGTTCTAATTCACGGCGAGTTAGAACTGCTATTTCATGTGCAATTTTTTGCAGATCAATTTGAGAACCAGTGCCACCACCAGAAACATTGATTGTTGGGTTAATGTTAAAAGTGTGTCCTCCAGAAACAGAAACACTTCCGCCACCGCCACCGCCACCGCTCATACGTGTTCCAACTGGGTCTCCTGTTGGTTCAGGGATATGGCGTGCTTGCAAGTTTTGACGCACAAGAGTGTTTACATCGCTACCTTTACCACCAAAATGAGCTTTTTCAATTGCGGTAGCAATGTCGTAAGGGTTATTACTTTTATTTTTTAAAGCGTTAATAACACCAACACCACTAGACATCATATGTTTTACATTATACTTAAGCCCCTGTGAGTAACTTGCAAAGTTTGTAACTCCATGACCTTGGCCACCATTTGAGTTAAACTCTGACCACCCTGCTTCTTCTCCAGGGCCAGGGTTATCAACAACTGATAATGGGTTAAATTTAGCTCTAGTACCTTCGGAAGCAATCCATGAAGCCATAGCTTGAATATTTGATTCTGTAACAGGTGCTCCAACTGCATTTAAAAAGTCAGTAGACCATTGTTTAATATTTACTCCTGATGGAGCTTGCCCACCAAAGGGCAAATTTGAAGCCGTAATTACTTCAGTTCCGCTAGCACCTTTAACTCTTCCGGATATAACTCTTCGTCCAGATGGGGCACTAGCCCCCCCTTTACCAATTGGGCTGAGTTTTGCTGCTACTTTTTCAGAAATTGTCTGAACACGCATGCTTCCGCCAATTGTTTTACCGGGAGTACTTGCACTTGCAGTAGACGTACTACCTTTGGATGAAGCTCTGTTGCTAGTTGAATGGTCTAGTGAATCACCAAAGTTGGAATTTGGGTCAAATGGCGCAGCTCCTACTGGACCCTTGCCCCACGGTGATCCCATTTTTTCATAAGCAGCTCTACCATGTGGAAGGTCTATTGGTTGAACGTGCCAGTTTTCTCCGTTAATATCACCAAAGTGTTGTAGACCATATTTGTGGGCATTTTTAACAACCCAATCCAAGTCTCCACTAAGGTCTGCTGCAAGTCCAATTTCGTGCATGGAACGCCCAGGAGGGGCTGCTGGAGCTCCGCTAGTGTGCTCCCAATAAGAACCATCCCATTCCCAGTTCTTTTTGCCATCAGCAGCGGTTGGTGAATTTGTTTTGGTATAACGAGATAAGAACATTGTTCGTTGATCGGCAGCAGAACGGACACCTTGACCAAATGTAACGTTTGGATTGTCCGCCATCATTTTAGTAACGCGATCTTTAAATTGAGCATTTAAATTATTAAAAGATGTTTGAGATGCAGCAGCAGAAATGTTCTGTGGCATAGGAATACCGGCAGGGTCCCCACCACCAGAAGGGTCTCCAAGTGGTCCTGTTACGGATTGGAAAATTGAAGTTGCAATTTTGTTAGATCCAACTGCTCCAAGAATTCCGGAAAGTTGGTCTTCTAGCGCACCAAAAGCTTTAGTTAAAGTTTGTGTTTGGCGTTCAAGGTGGGCATAGTTGTCTACTTGACGACGGTAAAAGTTTTCGTCACGTTTTGTTTCAAGTCGTTGTGTTTCTTCAACTTGCGTAGCAAAGTTTTCTTCAATGCCCATTTTACGACGATCAGCTTCTTTGCTAGGGTCGTACATGCCTTTCCCACCTTTACCTTTAAAGGTTTGGTTTTGCATGGCATATTGAATTGCTTGAGTTTGCATTTCCTCAGGAACACCCATCATTGTGAGTTTTGAACGAGTGATAGATCCTGGAGCTAACGCCCCTTTGAGGGTTGCTGGGTCGGTAAGACCTGCAGATTTGACAATGCCCTGCATAACATCCATTGCTGAATTTTGTTTCCCACCAACACCAATAAGAGATGTTCCGCCCATCATGTACATTCGGTTTACGGTCTGGGCGCTTGCTAGGTTGCTAATCATCCCGGCAGCCTGTCCTGCACCCATGGTATAACCAGACATGGTACGGAAAGCTTCAACGCTTGAAGCTTGCTGCCGTCCACTGATGCCTGTAGCGGCTTCTAAGCCCATCAAAGCATTAATACCACCAGAACCAAGGCGGTAGTTAGTTAGGGGCATCCTGTAAGTAGAGCTAACGCCAAGTTGACTTTTACCAGTCATTTGCTGGTACAAAACAGACATACGGTCTGCTTCTAAAACGCCTTCTCGCCCACGATCAAATCGAGCGTTTGCAGCGTCAATCCCCATGTTAATGGCCTTAACACCAGCAGTAATGCCCATCATTGCACCACCGCTAAGACCACCCATCATCTTGGTCTTACCTAGGGTTCCACCTAAACCACCAACAATGTCTGCTGCTGCTCCTTCAGCGGCAGCACCTTTACCCATTGCTGAACTTGCTGCTTTAAAAATACCACCAGTAAATTTGGTTCCAGCACCACCAACTTTACCGCCTGCAGAGTCGTTTACTGCCCCACTAACTGTTTCGGCAAACTTTTGACCAATTTTTTCTAGGCGCTTTTCAACAGTGTCAAGAACCCTATTAAGGGCAGACGTCATTTCGCGTTCTACTTTTTGGATGTTTTTGGATACGACTGCACCATCATCACCGATAATTGGTTTGTCTGGCATGGGTGCCTCCTTTAGGTATTACGCCATTTTGCCATACGGAACCAGAAGTCCCTTTGGCGGACAGTCATTGACCGTAAATCCGAGAGGTTAAACCCTTTGTAAACAGAAGCAATCAGTTCGTATTCCCAATAAGTATATTTGATATTAGCTAAGTAAAAGTGAGATCCAGTCGATCCTTATAACCATTTCTTCGTTACAGTGAGCGCACGGGACATTCACCGCCTCAAGCTTCGGGCCAGCCTTGATTTCAAGGAGGCTACGAACAAGGTTATTACGGTCGGCAACATTAAGGGTTTTAGCCCATGCCTCAATGTCAGTAGGTGCTGTTTCACCATCTTCCCAAACTGCACATTTTGCAATCATAAGAGTGTTTTGGGCTGAAGGTGATTGTGCGTTTTTGGCAATTTGCATGTTGTCTGCCGACGTTGGTACACGTAATTTAACGACTTTACCCTTACGAAGAGTATGGCTTGTTGTACCACGTAAATCTACGTTTGGTGTTTGGATTGGAAAATCCTCGTCAAGGTTCATAACAATGTCATTACTTTTTTCACAACTAACACATGCAACTTGAAAATCTTTTGATGTACCGTACGTTGCTTTGATAAGGCATAAAAAGAGAATGTCTCGGTCGCCAATTGTAAGGTTGTCTAATGCTGAAGGGTGTTCGCTAATGTTGATTGAACCAACACGAACAACAGTCCTCTTAAGCAAAGTTGACATGTACTCACCGTAAGTTACGGCATTTTTGGATTCCAAAGAAGCCATGTACTCTTCGTCAGCGCCGGTCATTTCACGCACTTCTGAGTCAACCTGCCATAAACCCGTAGCAGGGTCAATTAGACCACGTTGAAGGGTTGCTGAGACTGTCTCTGGGGCGTGTAGTTCAGGAACTGGTTCACGAATAGCGGAATTAACCGCATCTGCATCTGATGTAATTGTCAATTTGTAATCCTATGTTTGGGTATTAGATTGATGAAAGCTTGTCTACGTCTTCTTTATTCCAGGCTATCACAAAGCCTTCGTGGTTAAGGGTCATCTGTTGAACCATAATGCCACTGTCACCAGCGTTAAGGTCATTCAATGAGTAAGTTCCAGGAAAGCAGTTAAACAATTTGAATCCAAATCGAGCGTCACCAACGTTGCCTACGTTTCCGTTGACATCGCCAGGGGTGCTATATGAACCAGAAGACACGGGATGGTCAAACACTTTGACCAAAATGTCACAACGATAGTCATTATCTGCGCTGGTTGAACCACTTGAAGCTTGGTTCCACGAGTGCAAGAATTGCTGCCACTTGTACAACTGGTCTTGCTTTGCAAATACACCACGGCTAAAAGTAACCGGAGCAAAGTCTGATTGGCCAATGAACTTGTGTGGGTGAGTATTCATTCCACCCTCACGGTAACCAACCATTTCGTTGTTGACTGAAAGACCAGACATGGCGGCAAAGCCGATACTGCCTAGTCCTGTAGTAGCGGTGCCAAGAGCGCCTGAAGTGTTGATTGTAACTTGGAATTTAAAGTTACGAATTGGATCGGTTGCAGCTGAACGTGCCATTTATTACTCCTTAGAGATTCGATACGGTGTTAGAGCCGCCAGTCCATTGACTGACGTTGATTACAATGAATTCGGCTGGGTATTGTAGAGCTACTCCAACCTCAAGGCGTACTTCACCGTTGTTGATAGTGGTTGACGTATTGTTGGTATTGTTACAAGTAACGTAAAAAGCTTCTGCAGAGTTTGCGCCCTTAAGACCACCTGCACGCCAGAACTCTCCAAGGAAAGCAGCCGTTGTCATGCTGATACGGTCCCACAGACGTTGATCGTTGGGCTCGAACACTGCAAATTGCGTTGCGTCCTTGAGGGACTGCTTGATGTAGTTAAGCGAACGGCGGATCGGGATGTACTTGCCGGGTGAAAGCTTGTCAAGGGTGCGAGTACCATTAATGATAACTCCCGCCCCAGGAACCGACTTAAGCAAGTTAATGCCATACTTTGCGTAAAGATTGTCTGCGTCTGTTGGTGTAAATGTAGTAGTAAGGCCAATTGCATTACGAACATCAGTACCATACCCTGCAGGCGCCTTAGCTACTGTGCGTGATATTTCCGAACGAATGTACGCTCCAACGATTGCTCCACCTGGGTAGGTGTCACGAATTGCAGCAGGTCCAGTCTTGGTTGGATCGGCCATCTTAAGCATTGGGTAGTACACCGCTGCGTATGACGAAGGGGTGTAACCCTGTACAGTACCTGCACCAATGGTGGCAGGATCTGTAGCAGTTGAGGGGTCAATAACAACAAAAGAATTACCACGAGCGTCGGCCTTAGCAATAAGGGCGTTTACAACACCAACGCTGCTTTGTCCAACTGCATTTAAAATGAGAACACCCTCAATTGTTTCAAGTCTATTATTAATAGCAGATATGTAGTCGTCACCAACAACTGCATCCCCATCAACTGATGCGGAAAACTTCTTTTCGTCTGTAACAAAAGCCCAAGAAGCACTTGCTGAAGTCACGGCACCAACTGATGCACCAACATAAGAGTTAGTAATATACTGCGAGTAGTTATTTAATACAGTAGGTGCATATCGGTTATTTGCAGGATCTGTTGAAATTTCATTCCAACGTTCAACTTCAACACCATCAAGATAAACCGTCAAGTTAAAACTAGGAATAACTGTGCTTGTTGCTGTTATTGCTCCAGTACGGTTATCTGAGTTAACCTTAACTGACAAGCCCTTTCCTGAAGCCGTACCATTGGCCCATGCTCCTGGGCTTTCTGCACTCATCGTCAATAACGCTGTAGAGGCACCAGAACCAGTTGGGTAATACATAAGCGTTGCCGTAGCGGTTGTTGCAAGTGTTCCGCCAGTGCTGGGTGAAGCGTGTAGTACACGAACAATATATGCTTCACGACCACCATTTGCAAAGAAGTGGTACACAGCGTAACCAAGTTCATGGTTAGTACTAATGTCACCATAAAGTGACTTAAAGCCACTCCATGAGTTAATCAATGTTGCTGCAAGTGGACCGCGAGGAGCAGTTCCAAAAAATACGGCAGTTGAATTGGCGTTGTTAGAGCGTTGGGCGCTGGTAGTCAGCGTTGATTCACTTACGTATACGCCTGGGGTTGAATATGTGGCCATTTAAAATACCTCCAAAAACGGCGGGATGAATACAGAATTACTCGAATTGTTTATGTTTGTTATCTTACCAACAACAGAGGTGACGT